ACTTACCTATGAGGGTCGAATGTGAAGTTGGACCTGACTGGGGCAATATGGAGAAGATCGTATGCAAATCACAGTAATTGATGTAGGTACACCTAACACCCACGCTGCTAAGAATGGTCGTAGTTACCAGTCATTAGAAGTAACTTACAAGGGTGCAGATGGTAAGGTAGGTAACAAGAAGTTAATGTCATTCAGTAATCCTTCTGTATTCAAAGCAGCTGGTAGCTGGAACAAAGGTGATGTAGTAGATGTAGTATCACAAAAAGATGATCAAGGTTACTGGCAATGGACAGGTATCGGTACAGAAGGAGGAGCACCAGTGGCACAACAATCAGCAGCAGCAACATCAACAGGTGGTGCACGAGTAACAGGCAGCAACTATGAAACTAAAGAAGAACGTGCAGCTCGACAAGAGTTAATTGTTCGTCAATCTTCTTTGTCTAATGCTATCTCTATTTTAACAGTAGGTGCTAAGACAGTAAGCAAAGCAGAAGTATTATCATTAGCTACTGAACTCAGTGATTGGGTATTTGGTAAAGATGCTAAAGCAACAGATCAAGCAGTAAACTTTGACTCATTTGAAGATGACATTCCTCTATAAGTTATCTTTAATCAGGTGGTTAGAAATAATCACCTGCTTCCACATAATAGCTAACGTATGGAGACACTGGTGATTGATTACATTCTATGCTACGGGCCCTCCGTTTGTCAAGGGATATTAGTAGGTTTTGTTATGTGTTTATTTTTATTAAGGTATCTAGATGCAAGCATTGATTGACATGGATTTAGTTGTGTATCGTTGTGCAGCGTCAGCTGAGAACGATGACTTAGGTATAGCAATCTATAGGGTCAATGAACTTCTAGATACTTTATTAGAAAAGACTCAAGCTACTTCGTATAGAGCATTCTTATCAGGCGGAGATAACTTCCGTAAGAAGATCTATCCAGAGTACAAAGCTAACAGAACTGCTGAGAAACCTAAACACTTAGAAGCTTTAAGAGAATACTCTTTAAAAGAACTCAGTGCAGAACTGGCTCCTCCTACATTGGAGGCAGATGATGCAATGGGTATCTTTCAAGATAAAATTGATGGTCAAACAACTATCTGTTCTCTTGATAAAGATATGTTACAAGTACCAGGCAATCATTATCAATGGGCATTTGGTACTTCTAAGTGGCAAAAGGATGAGAAGTTTATTACTCAAACAGATCTAGATGGGTTAAGATTGTTCTACGAGCAGTGCTTAAAAGGAGACAAAGCAGATAACGTAAAAGGTATTGCTGGTCTTGGTGAAGTTAAAGCTCGTAAGTTGTTAGCACATTGTAGTTCTGAACAAGAGATGTTTGATGTTGTAAGACAAGCATATAGCAATGATGATGAATTTAAAATGAACGCACAATGCTTATGGATCTTACGAGATACTGATGACTCTTTCCTTAATAGATACAAGGAGTTAAGTAATGATTAGAAAAATATTAGCATACCCATTCCTACTTATTGGAGCTCTTGCTTTAACAGTATACGCTGTTATAAAAGTAGGACCTTCTAATTTAAAAAGAGTCTTAAATAAATTAGAGAAAATGAATGCCAGTATTCAAGAGTAAGTTAGAAGAAAAAGTCTGGGCTAGACTAAAGACTACATATCCTAGTGTCAAGTATGAACCAGATAAGATTGCTTTCATACAACCTGCTAAAGAAAGAAATTATATTCCTGATTTTAAAATAGGGAATATTTATATCGAAGCTAAAGGTAAGTTGGATCTTGCAACTAGACAAAAGATGTTGTGGTTTAGAGATTGTAATCCAGATGTTAGAGTCATTATCCTCTTTCAGAATCCTGATAATAAGATTCGTAAAACGAGCAAAACTACCTACGCTATGTGGGCTGATGATAATGGATTTGAATGGTTAGACTTTAGAAAGGATTGGTTACGTGATTATACAAAACTGTGTACGGAATGAAGATGGTTCTTTAGACTTTGAGTTTCATGTAGATCTTGAAGAAGCATCTTTCTTAATGGATCATGCAGTAAAGAATCTTATTCATCATGGTGTTATTAAGGTTCAGGAACAAGAAGCAGAGCAGCAATATGCTCTATTTAAAGATGAAGGTAGAAAGCCTAGCTAATGAACCAAGACCTAAAGCAATTAGATTATTACCATGTACTACGTAATACCCCTCTAATTGAAATAGGTGCTAAGTATCAACTGAAGGATGGTAAGATGTGGTTTGAAGTCTTGCCTTCCTTTGGTATAGCAACTAAAACTTTCAATCAATTAGGTGAGTCTTGGTTACATGATAACTGGATAGCTACCAAGTACTCTGAAGATTGGCAGTCAGATGAACGAGATAGAGCAGTAGCTCAGAATGGGAACGTAGGATATGGCTAAGATATTACTACTAGATATTGAAACAAGTCCTAACACAGCACATGTGTGGGGTATTTGGCAACAGAACATTGGATTAAGTCAGCTTCTTGAGTCGTCTTATACCATGTGTTACTCAGCTAAGTGGTTAGAAGATGATACAATGTACTTCGATAGTGTCTACAAGTCAGATCCTATTGACATGTTAACAGGTATTCACAATCTAATTGATGAAGCTGATGCAGTAATTCACTACAATGGTAGTAAGTTTGATATGCCAACACTGAACAAGGAGTTCCTATTACATGGACTAACTCCTCCGTCACCAGTTAAACATATTGATTTACTTCAAGTAGCTAAGAAACAGTTTAGGTTTGTGTCAAACAAACTTGACTATGTAGCACAAGCACTAGGTCTAGGTAAGAAGACTAGTCATACTGGACATGATCTTTGGATTCAATGTATGGCTAACAATCCTCAAGCTTGGGCTTTAATGGAAGAGTACAATAAGCAAGACGTAGTTCTTCTAGAGAAGGTGTACTATAAGTTTAGACCATGGATTAAACATCATTTAAACTTATCCATCTTCAACGATGATGAACTTGTTTGTCCTAACTGTGGTGGTAAACATCACCAGAAACGTGGGTACGCAGTAACAACAGTAAGTAAGTTCCAACGATATCAGTGTCAAGATTGTGGTAACTGGTTCCGAGGTAACAAAAACTTACGTAGTCGAACAGCAGAAAGGGTAGTTAATGTTATCTAATATTAATTCAGAAGTACAAGATCCAATCTATGCAGAAACTTTTGGACCTAAAGAGATTTACAAACCTACTACTGAATCTATTTTAAAAGAACGAGGTAGTAGGTATGGTGATTTTGTAGGACATGCTAATGTAACTCAAGAATTAAAAGCAGTTACTACTAGACATTTAAATGATCGTAACAAAGTTTTATATGATGATCAACAAGAAGCTTTAGATATGATTTATCACAAAATAGGTCGTATTATTAATGGTGATCCTGATTATGATGATAGCTGGGTTGACATTGCAGGATATGCTACCTTAGTTGCAAATAGACTACAAGGAAAATAAAGTGTTATCTCTTCAACAGTATAAAGATTATGGTTTTCCTTTAGAGTGGGTTCATAATAGTATAGTAGGCTATTTAAATAATCAAGGATTCAATATTAAGTATAAGGTTGGAAGTTATTATGTTAACAATAACTGAATTACAAGAAAAAATAATTGAGCAGATTGATGAAGTAGACTTGATAGATCTACTAGGATTAACTACTCAAGATCTTGTATACGCTTTTGCAGATAAGATTGAAGATAGGTATGAAACCATTTGTGCTGAGTTGGAGTGAGTGGTTTCCTCCTATTAATTTATTAAACTATCCTAGAAAAGAAAGAAACAATATGGATATTAGTCAGAAAGTATTATCAGATATTACAATCTTTAACAAGTATGCTAAGTATGTTCCAGAAGCAGAACGTCGAGAGACTTGGGAAGAACTAGTGCAACGTAACATGGCAATGCACTTACGTAAATATCCTAAGATGAAAGAGGAAATTAAGAGTGCATACACATTTGTATTTAATAGGCAAGTTCTACCATCAATGCGTTCGTTACAGTTTGGTGGTACTCCTATTGAGCTTAGCAATAACCGTATGTTTAATTGTGCTTTCTCCGCTGTTGATCATCCAGCAGTCTTTAGCGAAACGATGTTTAACTTACTTGGTGGATCAGGTGTCGGCTTCTCTGTTCAGAAGCGGCATGTTGAAAATCTTCCTACGATTGTTGGACCGTCAACTAAACAAAGGAGATTCTTAGTTGGAGATTCTATTGAAGGCTGGGCTGACGCTGTTAAAGTTCTTGTTAAAGCCTATACACTTGGTAAGTCTGACCCTGTATTTGATTTTAGGGATATTCGCCCTAAAGGGGCTAGACTCATTACCAGTGGCGGTAAAGCTCCAGGTCCAGACCCTTTACGTATCTGTCTTGATAAATTGCGGTCTGTACTTAATGATTCCATTGGACGAAAACTCAAACCTATTGAAGTTCATGACATGGTGTGCCATATTGCAGATGCTGTCCTTAGTGGGGGTATTCGTCGTGCTGCTTTAATTAGTTTGTTTGACAAAGACGACTATGACATGCTTGCAGCAAAGAGTGGTGCATGGTGGGAATTAAATCCACAACGAGGTCGTGCTAATAACTCAGTTGTTCTTAATCGTGATGAGACAACAGAAGAAGAATGGTTTGACATTTGGAAGAAAGTAGAGTTATCTGGTTCAGGAGAACCTGGTGTATTCTGGACTAACGACTATGACATTGGTACTAACCCATGTGCAGAAATTAGTCTTAACTCTAATCAGTACTGTAACCTAGTAGAAGTTAACGTATCAGATGTAGTAACACAAGAAGAGTTAAATGCACGAGTCAAAGCAGCTACTCTAATTGGTACACTACAAGCAGGATATACAGACTTCCATTACTTACGTAGTGTTTGGAAAGAAACAACAGAACGAGAAGCTTTACTTGGTGTATCAATGACAGGTATTGCATCAGCTGGAGTACTTAAACTAGACTTAAATGAAGCTGCTGCAGTTACAGTAGAGGAGAATAAACGTGTTGCTGCTCTTATCGGTATTAATTCTTCTGCCCGTATTACTACTGTTAAACCTGCAGGGACAACGTCGTTGGTTCTTGGAAGTAGTTCTGGAATTCATGCTTGGCATAACGATTATTATATCCGTCGTATGCGTGTTGGAAAGAATGAGCCGTTATATGGCTACATGGTTGACAGATTCCCTTCTTTAATTGAGGACTGTGTATACAAACCTCACTTAGAAGCAGTAATGAGTTTCCCACAACGTGCCCCACAAGGTGCAATTTTACGAACAGAAAGTTATAAGGAGATTTTAGAACGAGTTAAACGATTCAATCTAGAATGGGTAGCTAATGGTCATGTGAGTGGTAACAATAAACATAATGTATCATGCACTATCTCATTGAAAGAAGATGAATGGAATGACTGTGGTAAGTGGATGTGGGATAACCGCTATGACTACACAGGTATTTCTGTTCTACCTTACAATGGTGGTACATATCAACAAGCACCATTCGAAGATTGTACTGAAGAAGTGTTTGAAGAAATGTTTAAACATATGGCAGCTATTGATTTAACAAAGGTAGTTGAACATGATGATTTAACAGAGGCTAAGGATAACTTAGCTTGTTCAGGTGGAAGTTGTGAAGTTAACTAAGGAGAAAAATATGCAAGCATGGCAAACTAAAGTAGTAGAAGAACGTGATGAGTTAGTAGCAAAGACACAAAAGTTAATTGACTTTCTACGAACAGATCCACAGATTGAAACTAAAGAGATTGAATTACTTAATCAACAAGTACAAGCTATGAAGTTTTATATTCAAACTCTAACTGAACGTACAGTTTACTTTAAGAAAGGTGACTAATGTTTATTTCAATTGACTTTATTACAGGTTTTACTGTAGGAGTTGAGTACCTTGAAGAAGAAAGTACACATTACTTCATCATTGATCTAGGAATTGTACGAGTTTTAGTGGAGAAATACAAGAAAACGTCATAGACATATCTAGCAAGCGCTATATCAAATAGTTAGCAAGAATTAAGGGGATAGCATTAGCCGTCCCCTTTTCTCTTGTTATACGTTGATTATGAAAGCCGTTTATCTTTCATCTCTACGATTTTCTGCAGCAGTTTGTCTTCTTTCAATCTGATCCTGTTCTCTTTCAATTTGATCTGCAGTTTGAGTCTTAATATCAAATTGTTTAAGCATCCATTGTTTCCAACCACCACCAAATTCAGATGAAGCACGAATACCCTCTCCAATTTGAGGTACTCTACGAAGAGCATAATTGCCAATATCTGTAGCTATAATATCCCAATCATCTTCTACATTAAAAATGTTACGACGATTGTACAATTCATAGTCTGCAGCTAATTCAAACATAGACTGAGCAATAGGATTAAAAGTAACTAATCCAGAAAGTACAGCAAAGAAATCTTTTTTACTTTCAGATACATCTTTCATGGCAGAGAACAAGTGAGTTACCCCTGCTCTACGTACCTTAGCTGAGTCTTCTTCTGTAATAGATTGGAATATTGAATCCATAACTGGATAAATAGCACCAAGTAAAATAGATAAGGCAATAGCATAATCCATACCTTCTTTAAATTGCTTAGACTTCTTAACATTAGGGTCTAACATAGCTAGATCTTTCATGCCATTTAAGAATGAACTAACCATACCATGTTTGTATCGAGCAAAAACAACCCAATTAGGATTCTGTAAAATTTTAGATGCAGTACGAGATAACTTAGCACCTAATACTTTTTCACCAACTCGAGGTGGTAAACGGTAATTAGGCATATGACGTTCAACAGCTTTAATAGCTTCTTTCATAGAAGCTCCGTGCTTCATTTTTTCCATGATTAACTGAGTATATAAAATATCACGGAAAGTCCACATAGATTTATTAGAAGCTTTAGAAATACCATCATACAAATCTAATGGAGATCTTCCTAAGGCTTTAGCCATCTCATTAAATCTAGGATCTTCTTTAAGTTCTTTAAGACCTTTTTCAAAAGCTTTTTCCATTAATAAATTATTACGCACATTGGCAGACATAATAGAACCGCCTTCACGCATAATTTCTCTATAAAGTTGGCCTTTATTATGTACTTCCATAATAGCATCAGGAAGTGTAGAAGCTAAATCTGCAAGACCCTCATGAGTACTAAATCCAGAAGCACCTCTTGAAAGGTACCAGTGCACAACCTCATTGTGCATGTGCATTGCAGGGTTAATCATCATATTTTTAATGACTGCATTACTTATTTCTGTTAGAGCAGTTGGTTCCCAACGTCTATTAAAATCTTCTAATGCTTCTGATACTCTAGGTTCAAATACATAGTCATTTAACTGTGGCATTTTATCTAGATGTTCAGGACGTACAAAGCCTTTAGGTGCTTCAATACCTTTAGTAATTTTATGAGCTACCTCTTTAAAGTAAGGAGATTCCATCCATTGTTTTAGAAACTCATTGACACGAGCAACATCACGTAGTTCGGTGAGTCTGGTCCCTGATACAGCAGTGAGATTCCTAGAGTATTTATAAGGAGTGTTCTTTTCAATCTCATCAAGTGTAGCTTCTTTAATAGTACCTTTACCAAGCTTATCCCCTGCTTTTAAATCATCTGCTGGTTTAGTTAGATACCTAGAAGAAGTACCATCTTTCCATTGCATTACCTCGTTACCACTAAAACTAATTACTTTACGAACACCATTAGGTAACTCATGTACAAACACAGCACGTTCTTTAGCTGCAGGAGGAAGTACTCCTGATGCAAAGTCTTGTTGTAAACCAAACTGATCACCAGAGATCTTACGCTTAAAGTTTTCCCAAGCATTACCTTTCTCAGGCATACCATAACGAGGAGCATAGCCACCAACTACAGCAGGATCCATATTAATCTCAGGAACAATCTGTTCCCTTTGTAAATACTTATTAAGATCTGTAATAGTTTTTAATTGTGGGCCTACTGTTTCATTGTAGATCTTTTGTTCCCATGGATCTAAGAACTCTTTGTTTTTATATTGAGCTCTTAACTCTTCCATCTGTTTGTCTAGATCTTCAATGGCTTTTCTATTCTCTAGAACTTCACTACGACGGGGTAAGTCTTTCCAAAGAACAGTACCTTCTGGATTCATTACACTACGTAAGTTACCTTCATTATAAATCTCAGCATTAGTTTCATGTAACACTTGTTGTTGACGCTTTAGAGCGTCTAACTTATCATTGATTAACTCATTACCAATTGCTGTCTCTTCTGTGTATCTACGAAACTTTTCTTTTAAATCAGGAGTAACACCTAACTCATCAAGTCTAGTTTCTAGATTAGCTACTACAGTTTGATCTGCTTTCTTTTGACCCGCTAATGTGTATAAAGAATCCCAGAACTCACCAGCATTAGTAGGAATCTTAGGAGTATTTAGTGTATCAATAATTTCTTGATGTGAAGTATCTTCAACTATTTTTAAAGCAATATCCTTAGTAGATATAGGTTCTTTTTTAATACCTACTTTAGACTCTTGTACACCTTCTGCTGCCTTTTTAAATACAGGATCAGCAATCATCTTAGTACCTACTTGCACATCTGTACTAGCTTTACCAATTGATTCTTTAGCAACACGAGCTACAGGACGTACACCTGGAGCACCAGTAACCATGAGTGTTTCAAGAACAGCCATAGTTCCTTCTTTAGGAATACCAGTTTTCTTTTCTGTTTCAGTAGCAACCCAAGACATACCTTCAGTAAGATTACCTAGAGTACGATTAACACCTGAGTTAACATACTCTTCTTCTAATCCTAAGAACTTAGCTAGTGGTTCAATAGTTCTAGCAGGTGCTCCTAATGGAGACACTACTCTACTAGCATCTTCTCTAGCTTTACCCCAATCAACTTTCATGCTACCAGTAGTAGCCATCTGACGAACAGGCTCTACTACACCTTGTTGTACTACTCCAGCAACAAACTCAGGAGCAGAAGCTACAAGATTAGCTGCAGATAAACCCTCAGCTACAAGGCTCTTACCTAACTTAATTAGATCTTGAGACGTGGTTGTTTGACCAGGAATTACTTCCTTGGTTGAATAAGCAGCAACTGGGATTTCAGGATCTCTAGGAGTAGGAGCAGGAACAGCAGCCTTTGGAGCTGCCGTTTCTTGTGATTTACCTAAGTGAGCTAGAATCTTTTGCTTTGCTAATACTGGGTCATCAGTAGAAATATTATACTGCTGTCCTTGATACTCATATAAAGGCATGAGATTCCTTAATCTAAATTAATAACTGGAGACTTAATCTTAGAACTGTCAAATACTTTTTTCTTAGAGAATGGTACCTTAACACCACCTACAGTAGACACCATATCTGTAGTACCAGACTCTAGTTCTTTCTTAGCCATATTTAAAGCTGTATTGTTATCATACTTAGGATAACCATTGGCATCCTTCTCACCTAAATACTTACCATAGATAGAGTTAAATGTAGGTAAAGCTTTAGCTATATCTTTATCATTTAGATCAAGTTCTTCTCGTAGGTACCCTTTAATAGTTTTATTAAATTCCTTAGTACCAATTTGAGAAGTAAATTGACCTTGATTACGCCAAGCAGCTGTCTTTTCTTGACGATCCATTTGAGCATTAATACCATTAAGTTTATTATTTAATGAGATACGCTCAGCAGAAGCTATTTTCTCATCAGTAAGACGTTCTTGTAAAACCATCTTTTCTTTTTGTAACCCTTCCATAATTAAATTATGGCGAGCACGTTCTTGTTGCTGTCCTTCTTGGAACTGATTCTTTAGAGTAGCAATCTCAGCTTTAACACGAGTAGCAGAAGTCTCTGATGAATCTACGATACCTTCTAATACAGTAGCACGTTGCTCCCAAGGAATATCTTTAATAGTACTAATGTCTAAGCCTTGTTTCTGTAAAGCAGATAAAGCATTCTCCCAGACTTTAGTCTGAGCAGCAGGGTCTTTACTACGTTGTAAACTATTAAGAGCACCAAAGGCTACTTGACCTTGACGTTCTAGTTTCTTAGACTCTTGCTCTGCTTCTTTATCTGTCTTAAGTATACCATAGTATTCAGTCAAACCTTTTTTATATGCAACATCTGCAGCCGCTTCATTATCTTCCTTAGCAAACTGAGCTGCTTGCATAGTAGCATCAAAAGCTTCTCGTTGAAAGTTAGGGTTAGTTGCAAGAACATCAGCTACCTTACTCATAACAAGAGCACGATTGCCCCGCTGTTCAGGAGGTAAAGATTGAGTAGCTACTTTAAGAGCTTCATCCATAGCAGAAGCTTTTTGTTCAGCACCTGTCTTAAGTCCAAACAATCCTGCAATACCTCGAACTAAACCAGATCCTACAGTAGCACCTAGGTAAGCACGTTCTCTTTCATAAGGATTTGCCTGAGTAGCCATATACTCTTTAGCAAACTGCTGATCTTCAGCCAGTTGTTGTTGTCTAACTTGTTGTTGAGTTAAACCAAATAATGATGGTACAATATTAGATGCCATGTTTTATCCTATTAAAATACTGGGCCAAGAGTGCCACCGCCAAAGTTAGCTGGAGCATTATAACCACCCATACCAATACCAAAATTAGAAGGGCTATATGTATTGTTCCAAGTACCAACTAAGTTACCAAATCCACTACTACCAAAGATAGAAGATGAAGGGCTAGAGCCACTAAACAAGTTACCGAAAGATCCACCAGCAAAACCAGGTTGACCACCTAAACCAGGTACACCTAAGAACCCACCTACTGCTCCGCCCCAACCACCAGTAGCATAACCAATACCTGCATTAATAGCAGAACCTAATAGACCGCCACCAAATCCACCACCAGAAGCCTTAGCATTATTAATTTGTTGTTGATTAGATTGTAAAGCTTGTTGCCAGCCAGCTTGAATAGGAGCAAAGCTACCTACAGTATTAAGAACATTATAACCCAAACCTTCAACACCAGCACCTAAGTTAAACAATGAACTTACATTGCTGTAAGGACGCATAGCTAAAGCATTACTTGAGTCAATTAAACCTAGACCACGTTGAATGTCTTGACTTTGAATACTTCTAGCACGTTCTTCTGCACCATACATACGAGAAGCGTCTGCTTCTTCACGAGCTTTAAGTAAAGCAAACTGTTCAGGATTAACATAACCTTCACCTCGACCTACAGCTGCACCAGTACGACCTGTCTTAAACAGTGTATCAGCTAATCGTGCTTCTTCTTGTGCACGAGTAGGAGCAAGTAGTCTACTACCTTCATCATAATAGTCTTGAGTTACTTTATTAATATCTAGTCCTAGACCTCTGTCTAAGAATGACTGCCCTTTCTCTCCTAAACTATAAGCATAGTCTAGTTCTCCTTGAGTAGGCTGAAACTCTTCAGCAGCATTATAGAAGTAGTCTCTAAACTGAGCTAAATTAGGATCAAGTTCATAACTTACTTTTCCAGTTTTAGGATCATAAGTACCAGTACCATATCCTGTAGAAACAGTAGTAGGTTTTAACTGTAACTTGGCAACCTTAGGTTTCTTTTTACTCATTTGTTACTCCAGATATACATATATTCCTCTTCACCATAATCAGTAGTGGAAAAGCCTGAGAAGACAAAGCCACACATTGTTATCCATTTTAAAAACTTTTTATCTTTACCATTCCACACTACAAATATCGGAAGAGTCTGTTTACTTGCCAGTTCTTTTATCTGATTCAGAATTACTGGTTTTGTTTCTTTAGTCCACTTGTGTACATCACAGTGAGCTATAATTATTTCTTTGCCTAGTGCCTCAACATAATCAAATAGTACTGTTTGTAACTCATTATCTATCTGTACTACATTACCTTGCATTATCTATAAACTACAACATAAACCGATGGTACATTTTTAGGGTTTACATCCCCACCGTCTGTGACTCGAATAGAAAACCCAGAAGTTGATTGTGCAATGACAGAGCAATACTCTGCCCAAGCTGCATTCCTCCAAAAGTTAGTTGCTACAATAGCATATTCATTATCTGGCATACCTATTGAAAATGTAAAATTATAAACACCAGAACTTGAATTTGAAACAGAAGAAATGTTACCTGAGCCATTTACAGTTCCTCCACTAATCTTTGCCCAAGCTCTCGCGCCATAATAAGGAGCAGAACCTATAGAGGTAGGCACTACGTTTTTAGCGATAGATAAGTTTTCAGCTACACCAGGTAAGTCAGGAGTCCATTCTGTAAATGTTACTCTTTGAATAGCCATTTAGTATCCAATCGCAAACCATGAAACTTGATTTGATGTTCCAACACCATTATATGATGCTGGATTTGTAACGCTCATGGTTGTTGTAGTGTAGTTTGTAGTTAAAGCGCCACCTTGGTCATTAGTGTTTGTTCCTACCTTACTTGCAACTGCCATAAAACATTGCGCAGTAAATGCTATTGGAAATGTAACAGTTATAGTTCTGTTGCTTGTGGAAATGGTAGCAGTTACCCCCCATTGCAAAATTAATCCTCCAGGCAATTTTTGATAACCACTTTCTGTTAGTGATTTATCAAAATTTAAAGGCGCACTTGTCCATGTAGTACCATTAGACGTTAATACGTTACCTGAGGTGCTAGGAGCTACTGTTTGTAAAGCACTTGTGCCGTTACCTAACAATACATTGTTTAAAGCTAAAGTGTTTTTACCAGTACCTCCACTATTAACAGCTAAAGGCGTGTCTAAATCAACAATGGTTCCACCAGTGATGTCAACATCATCAATGGTGCCTCCAGTGATGGCTACACTAGCATTATTAGCATCAACAGCAGATTTAACAAAAGCAGTAGAAGCTACTTGAGTTGTATTAGTTGTACTAGGAGCAGTAGGTACAGTAGGAGTACCTGTAAAGTTAGGACTATTTAGATCTGCTTTAGTAGCAACAGCTACAGCAATAGCATTATACTCATCATCAATCTCAGCTCCTTTAATAATCTTATCTGGATCCCCAGAAAGAAGAGCATCTTTAGAATAGAAGTTAGTTGCTTTTACATAATTACTCATGCTAATTTTCCTGTTTTTAAATACACTGTCATTTGTTGTAAGCTTACTGGAGCACCATCAATAGTACACTCAACACCAAACTCTAAGATCTTTCCAGATCCACCTAAGTTTAAATCAATTTCTGATATGGCTGTACCAGATGTAAACTCACCAATATTATATTCTGAAATATTATATTGTGAAGCTCCAGATACAAAGTCTTTAGCATAAGTTCTAGAAGAAGAAGTATTACTGTAATCAAAACCATACTTAATAATAATGTCTTGAGTACCTGATGCAATTACAATTACTTTAGCTTTCTTTAAAAACTTAAGAGTAAATGGTTCACCTACATCTGTATTAGAAGTAGTATACTCTAAACGATAAGAGTCCCCTCTATCGTCATATCCAAAATATCTTCCTATACCACCAGCCATACCTAAATATAAGTTACGATCATAAGTAGCACATAAAGCCTTAGGTACTAAGTTATTCCATATGGTAGTTCTTGAAGCGCCATTAGGAAGTGTTTGTCGTAAATCAAAATAAATAGATTGTTTAAGTCCAGGTAAAACTAATAAATAAAAAGCATCTCTTTCAAAGTAAACACTTTTAACATTAGTAAGACTTTCACCATTAATATAATTAACCAAGTCATCACGAATGTTAAGAGATAGCTCTCTCATTGGCATAGACTTTTCTTCAACAGTTCTTCGTAAAGAACGTAGTCCACTCTTAGACAAAAAGATTAAGTCAGTACCTGTTTGTTGTACAGAATCTCTAGCAATACAACCTACACCATTAATAACATCAGCTAGTGCAATTGTAGTAGGATCATCTGCATTATCATAAACAACAATGTTATTAGAACAAAAGATAATTAAAAATTTATTGTAAGAACTAATAGCAACAATTTCATCGTTGCCTCCAACTACTGCACCAATGTCTAGTAATCCAGATCCTGTACCTGAAAAATGAGCACCATCTAAAAGTCTACTATAGAATACTGTTGTTTTATTTTCAGTAACTCTACCAGTCCATAATCTACCAAAAGCAGCATGAACACAATCAGGATCAAATAAACCTAAACCACTTGGGGCTGTTCCATAATCACCAATTCTTTGAAATACATAAGGGCCACTATGAGCACCTTCTCTGTATACCATCATTCTATTACCAGCTTGTGCAGCAAAAGCATATGACTCAGCAGAAGCTCCTGCATTTTCTTGTAATGCAGCAAACTGCCAACGATTACCTGTAAAGGTAGGTTGAGTTGCTAATGCTACTGGTCCACCAGAGTCAGGACCAAATACTAATTTTCTAGTTAAAGTATCTGTACCAGAAAATAACTTACCACCACCAGCTGATAAGAATGTAGAGTTTCCACCTACATCTCTAAACTCAAATATAGATTCAATGTATTGATCATTATTTAGATCACCATTATTAGTGGTAAGCATTTGCCATCCACGACGGCTACCTAACCTACCATATCTATCAATGATACAGTTAATAGCTTTCTTAGCATAGCCAGATTCAAGAGTCACACCACTTTCTTGAGTATTTAAACCCAAGAAACCTAGTGTAGCATTACTTGCTGCTTTTAAAGCACCTGGCATTAGTAAGGACTCCAAGTAATTTCATCCATACGTTGACCAGATTCAATAGCAATGTAATCTGCCAACATACTACGGTAACGCATTTCATGTTCTACATTACCACCATCATCACCTCGTTCTGAAATAGCACGAGAGATAGTACCTTCGATAACTACATCAGCAGGTACAAGAATCTTATCTGTATTTAAACTTAACTTAGCTTGAGGAATAATACAGTTAATTCTAAGATTGTAAACTCCATCAGGAATTGGATAGAAGTCTACTTGAGTATCTCCATCAGGAGAAACACCATTAAAGTTGTAGTAATAAGGAGAACCTGATTCAGGATTTGAAAGTAAGAATTGTCTATCAAACCACTTAGTACTACGTTGTTGCATAATGATATTATCAGTATCATTAAACATATCTAAAATTCTAATACGAGTAGTAGAACCTTGTAGTTCATAGTTAAATAAAGTATTAGTAGTTACTGCAGTTAATGTTGTACGTAAGACAGACCAGTCCCAAGTATCTTCTACTTCACGTTTAACTACATTAACTAGATCGCCAATAAGTCTACTATAAGGAGTTTCTTGTACAGAAGACACCTCATTTTCTCTAAGTCTACGTAAAACACTATTGACAATATCTAAATAATTCATTATACTTTCCTAAGTTATACCACAATTATACCACAATATAGTATATTTGTCAACTACTTTTTAATTACCACTTGACTTTATCTGCCCAGTATGCTGCAGACATTTTACCTTTAGCAATGTTAGAAGCATGACGAGCTTTAAAACTTTTCTGTCTTGCTTTTTCACTAGCAGTTTTTGGAGCAGCACCTGCACCACTAACTCCCTGTTGACCAAAGCGAATAGTTTTAACTTGATCTCCTGATTTAGCTACAACAACATGAGACTTAGTTGGGTGAGAAGGAGTACGCTTAGGTTTATTAAACCCAGCTACTCCCGCTCTTTCTAAACGAGAGTCTTTCTTCATATGTTATCCTTTAGTAAAGATACCTAGTAAACCTGCAATAGATACACCTGCTGTAATAATAGCATTAGCTAGTTCAGGAGTAATACCTACACCTGCAGCAGTAACTAATAGTACAGCACCACGCCATGATGAAGGTTCTTGAGCACGTTCTAATAAATATGTAATCATAATGTTTTTCCTTTTTGAAAGTCTTGCAAAGTTAAACCACCTGTATATTGACAATGTGCCAATTCTTTAAACTTGTTCCATCTACCTGCCCACTCTAAACCACATTGTTCTGCTATTTCTCCACACTTAGTAAATAGCCCTACATCAGACCATTGAGCCTTACCATTTACTAAGGGTACAAAATCGAAAGCAACACGCCAGTTGTGGAAGGATTGTCCAGCCTTAGCATTCGTAACAATTTTTCCAGGAGTAGTTCTACCTTGAGCATATAAAGCACTTTGTGATTCCCCATCTCTGTATGTAGAAGTAATTAAAATATCAATACCTTGTTTATCACAAGAAGCAATAAACTTTTCACAAAGAGTTTTAACCTTTGGATTTAAGTCTTCTAACTTACGAGAATTAATCATAGCTTAATAGTCCATCCATGAGCAGCTGCCCACAGGTAAACAAGCACAGCTAAACCCATTGCAGATAATCCTTTAAGAGTCCACTTACCTAAGGTAATGAACTGCTTATCTAGCCACTCTCCTATAGCTTCTTTAATAGCAGCTTTGTGTATTTCTTTTTGTTCTTCAGGAGTCATTCCTTAGTCCTTAGTTATAGTGTTGTATTTAGTTCATCTGCTGGTTCTGGTGTATTGCCTTTTTCAAGCCATTTTAAATATGCTTGGTAGTCTGTGTTAGCTGGGTCAAATGGGATACAAGCATTGTCTGATAAACGTTGTACAGAATTTACGGTATTGGTAAGACTATCTTTAATTAGTTTATACATAAATTATAGTTCCGCTGTTGCTGTTACAGACACTACTGCATTTGAAGTAGCTAATCCATCTATTGTAAAATAATTAACATCTCTACTATTTAAAGTCGCTGGAGAAATAGAGCCAAATACCAATGCCAATGTTGGTGCTGTCCGCTTATTTACTTTATAAAAGTTGTTTTGAAATAATCCTCCTGAAGCATTAACAACAGTAGGAACTGCTTCAAAATATCGTTGGCATAACACTAACTCTGTACCATAAGGTCTATAGTCAAAGGATGTAGCTGTAGAGCCTTTTTCTAGTTGAACGCCTGTGATGTAGAAAGTAGCACCGTTAGTGCCGACTACTGAGGTTGCGCCTGTTGCTGACCAAACATCTGATGAAGTCCAAGAATTTGCAGTTGCACTAGAAGAAGCACCAACACCTAATCCAAACACAACAGAAATACCAATACCATTGGTTGTTAGCCAAGTGCCAGTTGTATCTCCAGCAATATTTACTGATTTTTGTTCCCAAGTGTTTGCGGATGAAATTGTATAAGCAAACGGATAACATCTATTACCAGCACTATTTTTAATTGCACCGCCAAATGTTCCAGTTAGCGATGAACGAACCCAAAACGATATTGTAACAGATGATGCATTGGCTGTTCCAAATGCCAAATCAGAAGTATTGAAACCTTCAATTGACTGGTAAATAGCAAAAACATCACTTGTTGCAGAGAATGAAGATAAAGATGTAACCCCTAGATAATTACTAAATCCTACTGGTGGAGTTACTGAACCTGCATTTTGTTGAATAGAAAACTTTGAAGCAGCAGTTTGGACAGCTCGCCAGCGGTCTAATGTATAAGAGAAACTAGCGGGAGTAACACTAGCCCCAGCATTACGCTGGTCAATCATGCACGCCCCATTTATCAGACGATTTTTCATCCCTACAACAGGTGTAATGTATTCCGCAGTATCAGCACCCCCATAAGTCGGAGTTGTAATTCCTAGACTTCCATCCAAAATTATAGGCATTGCATTTCCTTCCGCTTCTTATGCCATTGTTTAATTGATTCGCTGCGTTTAAGTTTAGTTTCTTCAGATTGAACTTGTTTTTTCATTCTTTCACTAGCAGCTTGTTTCCATTCTTCAGTATGCTGACTTCCTTTGCGTGGATGCACATCATAAGATGACCAATGTTTACGCTGTGATTCAGACATTTTCTTACGAGTTTCTTCAGAAGCTTTCTTACCTTTGTTTGGAGTATGATGAACAATTTTCCCACGTTTACCACCAGATTCTAGGTTATATCCATTAGGTGCTAATGTATTCATCACTTCAATCCAAAACTTTTCAGCATAATCTAAAAACAAATTGTCTTTATCTATACCACTTACAACAATGTCATAAGTAAAGTTTTTAAATCCATACTTCTTATAAGCATCACGCATTGCATGACCATGCCCATGTCTACTATGTTGAGTAATTGTTTGCCCAACATATTGCTTGCCATTAACATTATTGGTAACTAGGTAAATTCTAGCTGTCATTTACGATTCTTAAATGCTGTTACAGGGACAGAGTATTCTGCCGTTACTGAGCCACCGTAGGTAGGAGTGGTTATGCCACTATCGCCGTTTAATGTTATTGGCATTATACTGCTCCTAATTGTTCATCTGTAGGTCTAGGCAAAGTATGATTCCATTCTGCTATGTAGTCACCACGACCATCGCTATCGTTTTGTAAGCGGATAGTACCAGAGGCAAAATCATGCAATGCTAATTCAGGGTAAAGTGAAATAATTTTTTCATATAGTGTCATTATGCACCTCTCACTAAGCAGCCAGAGAAACTTGTTCGTGCATTTCCAGATTGAAAAACAGGACTTGTTCCAGCCTCTATAAAACCGTAACCTTCAACATAATCTGTAGTTCCGTTCATATATAAAACAGTAGATACAGTAGGGGTGCTTCGACCACCTGATGTTTGAAGGGTTGCCCATGCCGATTCAGTTCCATTTTTCCAAATAGTAGTAAATACGGCAATAACACCAGAAGAAGCACTTGTTACATTTAAATTAAATTGATAATATCCAGCGACTGAAGGTATAAACCTATAATTTGCAGCATCCCAATTACTGTTAGTATCGTAACTAACATTGTTAAACTGAACTTTTGTATAAACACCAATAGATATGGATTGATTTGTTGTTATTCTAGATACACTAAACGCTGGACCATTCACCATTACAGTACCACTTGTAGCTGGCAATGTTAATACGGTTGTCCCTGCATTTGCTGGTGCATCTAGTGTTACTGAGCCTGAGGTGTCCCCAGCGATTACGATTGCGCTCATGCTAATTGCTCCTCTGTTGGACGTGGCAGTGTAGGATGATTCCATTCTGCTATGTAGTCACCTTTACCATCTGAATCATTTTGTAGAATAATTGTTTTTACAAAATCTTCATTAGTTAATTCAGGATATAAAGTAATTATTTTTTCGTATAATGTCATATTATGCACTCCTAATCATAGAGCCATTAAAAAATGTATAGGGCATAGCAGAATACGTTTGTCTTGCAGAGCCACCAACAATTCTTACATATACGTCAACATAATCAGTTGAGCCATTCATGTAAACAATTGCTGAACCAACGGATTGAATCTCTGTTGCTGAGCCACTAAATAATCCACTAGATGCTTTATATAAAGAACCGTTTTTATATAGGGCTGCAATAAATCCAGTTCCGCCACCAGCAGCATATAAATCGGCACCCCAATTTAATTGATAATATCCAGCAACTGTAGGTGTAAAAGTTGAAGAAGCAAAATTAGAATTAGTATCAAATTCTTCTGTTTGGAAATTGCATTTTGTATATGTATTAGAAGATAATCCTGTTTGGTCTGTGCTTTGATAAGCACTAAACGCTGGAGCAGCATTAGCAGCTACTTGAATACCAGCATTAACACCAGACGCTCTTATCGTTGCTACAGTTGTGCCACCAGATTGCAGTTCTAATACCCCACTTGCATCTGCTGTGGTAATGACGCCACCAGCGCCACTTGTACTTGCATTAATTATTGAAGCCATTATAGAACCTTCCAATTAGAACCGCTTGGCACAGTAACTGTAACACCACTATTAATAGTTAGTGGTCCTACACTCATTGCATTGTTTCCTGTAGCTATTGTATAGTTTACAGAAATAGTATTACTATGTTCATATAAACCTTTAGTAGTTTTATTAGCATCTGTGTCTAGTGTATTCCAAGAAGCTACTGTACCATTGGTAGTTAAGTACTTACCTGAGTTTCCAGATTGACTTGGTAAAGCATCAACTGTTCCCCAAGAAGTTACACTACCATTAGTTGTAAGAAACTTACCTGCATTTCCTGTTTGACTAGGAGTATAACTAGCTGCTAATGTTGCACTTGCTGCAGCATTTGTTGCTGACGTTGCTGCACTACTTGCACTACCACTTGCACTTGTAGCTGAGTTACTAGCAGCAGTTGCTGAATTAGCTGCGTTAGTAGCTGACGTACTTGCATTAGAGGCGCTAGTACTTGCTGCACTTGCACTGGATGCGGCATTAGTTTCAGATGTTGCTGCATTAGAAGCTGATGTGCTAGCCTCTCCTGCTTTAGTTGTAGCTATTCCTGCTTGAGTACTAGCTGTACTTGCAGAACTACTAGCAGATGTAGCAGAACTTGCAGCGTTAGTTGCTGATGTTGAAGCATTGCTTGCTGATGTTGAGGCTGCACTAGCTGAGTTAGAAGCATTAGTTGCAGAAGTGCTTGCTGCTGATGCACTAGTTGAAGCTGATGTAGCTGATGTAGATGCACTAGAAGCAGAGCTTGCTGCATTTGTAGCAGAAGTACTAGCAGCTTGTGCATGATATTTAGCTGAGTATTCTCCACCTGCAACAGTCCCAGATGTTTTTGTAGCCCAATCTTGAGCTAAAGCTGCGCTAGCATTTGCATTAGATTCTGCTAACTCTGCTCCAGCTTCTGCTGTCTCTGCATTAGCCTCTGCAGTTTCTGCATTTGTTTCAGCAGTCTGTGCTGCAGTAGCACTTGTAGCAGCATTAGATGCAGAAGTAGAAGCAGCACTTGCAGATGAGGCTGCAGCTGTGGCTTGGTTACTTGCATTAGTTGAGCTTGTCGAGGCACTTGATGCTGACGCTGCAGCAGCAGTAGCACTACTAGCAGCAGCTAAGGCACTAGCCTCTGCTTCATCAGCTGCTTGTTTAGCAATTACTGCCTCATTGGCTGCATCACCTGTAGCATCTCCTGGCCCACCAGGACCACGATAAATACCCATGACTATTCCTCTTCTTTAACTTCTACTTTTTTAGTTTCTTTTTTAGGAGCAACTACTGGTTCTTCATATACTTCATAAGCTGGATTATCTAGAGTTGTTTTAATATCTTGTTCTTGAACGAACTCAATTACCACACCTGATTGTAAACATTTGAATTTCATTTAGATCTCCTTGAATATTCTTATAGATACTAGAAAAGTACCCATAAAAATAGCCCCTGCCTAAGCAAGGGCCATCTATCAGTTTCTTATAAAGGAACTGCTAAAGCGAAACAAGCATTATCACGCAACTCTTTAACACCATAGATTGTATCTGCAGTGTATAGAGTGCCTAAGTACTCTTGTTTGTACTGAGCTTGTGAACGAACTTTTTGTTGTTCAACAAGAACAGC